AGCACATTCGGGTACTGGCTGACTGCTCTGGTGTAGTCATTCCACTCGGACTTGTCGGTGAAAGCGCCCATGTGGTAGCGGATACACATGATTTCTTCATCGGTCAGTGTGTAGAACTGAGAGAGAAGCATGACGGACTTATCACCGTGGCCTTTCAGAAGGGTGTCGGAGTTGTATTCCCACGCCCCTTCGTTATAGATTGGTGTACGTCCACCATTAAATTCTTCAATGTGGCCTGCTACCGGGTGGCGGTACTGGTCGATCTTACACAGGTCATGGAACATACCCACGATGAAAGGAGAACGAGCCTTGCGCCAAATCAGGTGATTATCCTGAGTCAGCGTCAGGAGGAACTTCGTGACCATGTAGGAGTGTTCCAGAAGACCGCCCTCGTAATTGCCGTGGTACTTGGTGGAAGCAGGGGCGGTAAAAAAGCCGTAAGCCGTCAGGTACTCCATCATGTCATCGGAAACAACAGAGGTTCCGTCAGGCAGCTTCATGAAGTTCAGAAAATCGGTCACTTCGGACTTGGAGAAGCAGTCAGGCATTTTCATACTCCTTTCTATGGATACTCTTTTCGCTGTCGAACCCGTCAGGGTAACGAGCCAGCAGCTTATCGACATTGTGCTGTGCCACATATTCGAGGGTCACACCCAAGCCGGTCGCCAACTGTGCGACATACCAGAGAACATCGCCCAGCTCGTCAACCATCTTCATCGGGTCGAAGTCATGACCCTGAAACTCGGTCTTTTTCAGAATGTCAATGCACTCTCCGGCTTCGCCGTTCAGACCGTAACAGCCGTTGCGAACCTTATCCCATGAAGTCAGGTCGCCGGAAGTGCGCTCGGCAGCTTTCTGATAATCATTTAGCGTCATTTTCCGCAACCTCCATTTCCAGCACCGTCATAATGGCGTAGTTGGCGAGGTCAATCAGGGTGTCACGGATAGACTCGTCATTGACCTTCTGCTCACCGCTACGGGAGAGGGTTTTGAAGCGGCTAAACTTATCTCCCAACCGGATACGAGCCATCGCCATTCCTTCTTCAACGAAGGTCTGGTGGAAGCTGTCACCGTAGTCATGGTTCTTGCGCTCATAGAGATTGTTGATCTCTTTGCAGATTTCAGCATGACGCTGAACCTTGGAGAGCGAACAAATATAGGCTTCTGCCATTGTAGCTTATCCTCACTTTCAACATAGTTTTCAACATACCATTGGCGAGGGAGAGCCTTTCAAATTAGCCCTCCCTCGCACTCGGCATCAGCCAAGGAGAGCTGCCAAATCCATCGGGGTCTTAGGAGCGGTCTGAGAAGCCGCAGGAGCGGTTTTAGTGGTGGGGGTAGCAACCGTATTACCGGAGCCGCCCCAGCCCTCAGAGGGGCGCTTATCGGCCAGACGGACGAAGGTAATGTTCTGTCCGGGCTTCTTCTTGTTCTCCTGAACATCATGTTCCACATCGCACTCGATGAAGTGACCAATCAGGTCAGTGTGGTCGATCTCGGTCAGATCGAAATTGCCGAGGGCAGTCTTGGCGAAGTAGCTGAAAGCGTTGTATGCACCCTCGTTGGGAGAGCCATCGGATTTCAGCAGAGAGAAGCGCTCGATGTGCTTACTGCCGGTCTGCGTCTGCATATAGATTTCCAGCTTGCCGAAGTCTTCCTTGTACTTCACATCGGTAATCTGAAAGACATGAGTACCTTCGGGAATGAGGGTGAAACCCTCGGTGAGTCCAATTTTAGCCATTGTTTTTGTCCTCCTTCATGGTGTAGAAATTGAGCTGTTCTGTGTACTCGCAGGGGAAGATGATACCAACCAACTGGTCTTCATCATCGGGGTACTTGGCGTACTGCTTGACCAGCAGGGCTTTCGGTACGCTCTTGTCGCTTTCCAGATCGTAAGCGTACAGAATTTCGCAGAAGTCAGACTTCTCGATCAACGACCAGTCATCATTGGTGATGGGAAGGGTCATGGTGCTGTCCTGCGTGGCGAAGATACGGACACAATCCTTGATTGCGCCGTCCGGCTCAGGCATGACCGCCTTGACCAGCGTGGCGTACTCGGTGCAACCAACCTGAGAAATCAGGCGACCAATGCCGTCAGGCATTTTCTCGTTGCTGTACCCGGTCACGCTGCGGATACCATCGGGAATGAGCATAAGTACGGACGGGGAAGCAAGCCAGCGTTCGTCCATGTACTCATAGATAGCGCCGCCATCAGGGGCGAGGGACTTCACGAACTTGGAAAACTTCATAGGTCAATCCTCCTTAATGATTTTCGGGGAAATGCGGTAGCTGTCCTCGGTGGTCGTGTACTTCGCCAGAATACCGTCCGCTTTCATAGCGTCCTTGTCGATCTTCGTGGTAGAAGTGCGGCTGACCTCCCAATTATAGGCAGAACCAGCGATAGACACCTTCTTGTCACCGACACGGAACTGAGCGATTGCGGCTTTTTTAATCATGTCGGTCAAAACCTTGTACCGCTTCTCGTCCTCAGCCACCTCAGCGGCGTGAGCGTCCAGCTTGGCTTTCAGGTCTTCGGCTTCCTTGACCAGCGCCGCCATATCCGTTTCAGGAGACAGATTGTTGGTGCGGAGGGCTTTCAGGATTTCAGCGTCCTTGCGCTCGTCAAAGGCGGGGGAAATGCCGCTCTCCACATAGTCCTTCCACCATTTCAGGGCAGGCTTCACATACTTCTTCTCGAAGTCAGGATACCGCTCGGACACCTTGAAGGGACGGGTGATGGTATTCTCACCGCTGCACACGAACTTCTCAGGGGCATCGTAGTCCTTGGGTTCGAGGAAGGAAGCGACCATGATAACCTCGTCCACGCCGAGAAGGTAAGCGTACAACGCCGCCTGCAAAGCGTAATACTCAGGAATATCGTCCTTCCAGTCCTCGACACGCTTGGAAGTCTTCATTTCGAGGACGGTGGTGGGCTTACCATCTTTGCCATAGAGCAAGTAGTCCCACATACCGCCGAGAACGGGGCTTTCCCTAAAGAAGTCACCGTAGGTCTGACGGAAGTAGTCTTTGCCCCAAATGTCGGTCGGTGTGACCAGATTGCTCATGAAGTAGGTCTGCTTCATGTACTCAGCCTGCTTAGGCTCGATGGTCTTACCAGCGATGGTGTAGATCGTGTCCTCGAAAGGCTTCTGATAGGTGCGGGTCACTTCGCACCAAATCTCGAACGGTGTAGACCACGGGTTCAGACCGAGGATAGTGGCGAAGCGAGTACCGGTCAGCTTCTTCGGACGCTTGGGAGGGATAATCTGGATTTTGTTACCGTCAAGCCATTCCATTTTTGTCTACCTCCTTATAATTCACAAATTCATCAGCGGCACATTCCCGAACGGCAGTATCAGGATTGTTACCGTAGAGCTTACAGCAATCCGCTTCCAAGTCTGCATTGACGCACTTACGGCAATCAATTTCAATCATGCCTTAGCCCTCCTTCGCCGCCTTCATTTCGTAGCCAGCCAGCATATTGTTCACGCCCTCGATCAGAGCGTCACACTTGTCGGCTTCGATCTTGGAAAAGCCCTCGGTCTTCATGGCGATGGTTTGCACGAACTGTTCCTGCTCTGCGTCAATATCCATGAGCTTTTTCAGCAGACTTTTCAGCGTACCGACCTGTTCCTCGGTAGCCGCACCAGCAGGAGCGCCGGTCAGTTCCTTCTTGATTTCCTGACGCTGTTCAGTGGTCACAGGGGGCTTCTTCGTGACGGTAGGAGCGGGTGCGGGAGTTGTGTCAAACTCGCCGCTGTCGATACTGTCATGCTCCACAATGTCCAAAACGAGCTGCCACAGGTAGCGGCGAATGTAGGTGATGGAGCTGCCGGTCGCCTGCATTTCGTTTGTGACCTGATTGCCAGCGTTGGACACGATGGGGGCGATGGGGGTGTACGGTGCAACAAAGTCAATGAAGTCCTCACGGTCATCGACATTGTAGACACGAGCGGTCGCCTTGTCGCCGTACATGGACGGAACCATCATCAGACCGATTTCAAGGAAAATCTGCTCGGCCTTGGGAACAATGTCTGCCAGCTCGAAATACTTATATTCGAGCTTCATGTGCTTGCCGCTCTTGTCCACGCCAGCTTCGAGGAAACGCACACGGGCAAGCTGCAACTTCTTGAACACATTCATGGTGGAATAATCCACCGCCGCAGTCTCAGCGGCTTTCTTGGCAGTAGCCATATTTATACCTCCAACATTTCTAATAATTTTTTCTTGATGGAATTGACTCTGCGGGTATTTCGCTTGGGTGGCTTCTCTCCGAGAAAATCTCGGACATAACGCCGTGCCAGCCGGATATACCAGTCACGGTCAACCACATCAATCGTCAGGTGATTGTCGTTGTCTACGACACATTTTGCGGGGAGTCCAGCAATCTTGACGGGATTGCCAGTACCGAGGTGGATTTTATAGAGGGTTCCGCACCGATGATCTTCCGTGGCATATACCCGGTTGACCTTCTGCACGACCTCCATCTGACCATCTACCTCATGGAGAGCGTCACCATACTTACTCCCGGCCTTGGCGACCAACTGGAAGTCCAGCAGGCGGTCACAGCTCATGATGGTATCTTCGACCGGGATACCGTAGGCCAGATAATCTTTGACCGCCTTGGCGACCACACAAGCGTTGTTGTTGATATTGAACGCTCCTGCCGGGGCAATTCCACGAACGAGAACGCCGCCCTTGATTTTGGGGTCGCCCTCGAAGGGAACCTCGACATAATTGTTCACATCTTTCTGACAGATCATCTTGATAAGGTCTTCCTCCAACTCGAAACCGGTTCTGTCCTGCCACTCCTGCGTGATCTCTTGATACATCGGCACATCGCAGTCATCAAGGCTGACCATGATACCATCGGTGTTGAGCTGAATGATCTTCAAGGTGGGACAGTTCTGAACAAGATGTTCCGCCATTTCGAGCAACTGCAACTGGCCTGAGATACAGACCGAGCGCCCCATAAGCGGGTCATACAGGTCGTTGTAGCGGTTCAGCATAGCGCCGTAGGTGGTGTTCAGCACCAGCTTCAAGGCGTTTGCCGTAGCCTTATCACCAGCCCTCTTTGCCTTAACACGCCGCTCAATAGTAGCGGCATACACATCAGGAGAGGGAATATTTCTGCTACAATAACCGTTCAAGGTCATCTGGTGTGGATAGTAGCTTGCAACATCTTTGTTGCGGATAGAGCGGGTTTCCGTGGCTTCCTCTCGGTAACACGGGATAGCTCCGTGAATACCGCCATAGGCGATGGTGCAAGGACAGCCGCCTACCATCAGATCGAGCTTTTCCTTGAACACCACTTCGTCAGGAATACTCTTGTCCTTCAACCGTTCGAAGAAGTCGAACACTTCCTGTGGAATGTACTGACGAAGCAGCTTCGGCGGATACTGATATTCCCGCTCGTCATAGTGCGGTTTCTGCTCTGCGTCAAGGTAAGCAGCGGTCAGCTTGGCGTTGGTCATGTAGAGGGCTTTTGCAGGATACAGCCCCTTCTCATGTCCCAGCGTGAGCTTACTGGACAGGTAGCCTTGACGAAGATCGTCCAACCTGTCGGTTGCGTCAACATCGTGTCGGCAGTAAAACTCGACTTCTCGCTTCTCGTCCTCAGTCAGAGGGCGGTCGATGTTGAACGGAACAGTGGTTTCACGAATGTCCATTCCGAGGTGCGCTTCGATTGCTTTCAGAGACAAACCCATCTGGCAATCGTCCATCAGGTCATATTGATCGAAGAAAATCCCGCAGTCACGGAGAGGGGCATACTCCCAACCCTCGTGACCACCAACGATGATGAAATCGTTGACCGCCTTGATTTCCTCCGGCGTGAAACCTGAGAGAACCGCTTTCAGAATGAATTGGTCATAGTGCTTATTGTTGAACCCTGCCAACAGGGGTTCTTGGGTCATGAATTGTTCGACCGCTTCGTTGTCATTCCAAATCTCGGTGTATTCCCCCGTGACCTTGTTCTTGAAGACAAAAAGCCAATCGTAGGCAAACACCTCGCAGTCGAAAATGAATGGTTCAAGGTTCAGCGGTATCACCTCCAAAGAGATTATCCAGAAACCTTTCAGCAAGGACTTCTTGAACACCCTCCATGATGTAGAGCATACAAGGGAAAGCCATGCCATTTCCCCACATCTTGTACTCCGCAGAGTCCTTATGAGGAACCAGCGCACACCAATCTTTCTCGAACCCTTGAAGGGAAGCACACTCAGTAGGGGTGAGCTTTCGAGCCAGATAAATGACTTCACCGTTCTCGGTCTGTGTGGGAACAAAGAGAGTCTGGTCGTTGTTACATGAGAGCGTTGCGCTCTTATCTTCCTGTATCAAAGCGCCCTTACCCCCCCCTCACAACCAGAGCGGATTTTCAAGGTGTACGGGATAAGCGCACATGGAAGATGATGGTGGTCAGGTCTGGCGGCAGCCAATGTCATCGTTACC